AGGGTGGGCGCGTGGAGCGCATCCAGTTTTGTTTGGTACAAACGGCACCGAAAGAGGCCGCTGGGACTCAAGTGGTCGTTTTTTAGTTGGCACGTCTTCTGCTCCTACCGGAGGGAATGCAGCTCTCAGCAAGCTTCACGTAGCAGGGAACACCTCCGGAAATATCGGTGTTCTGAGCATTGGTTCTACGCTACCAACAGCGTCAGTTGGCAATGGCGTAAGTGTTGGGATTCTTTCTTTTAGTGATGCAAGCGCGGGTGAGTACGGCTACATCGCTTGCCAAGCAGACGGCACAACTGGAACAAATGATTTTCCGGGCAGAATTGTTCTGGCGACGACCGCCGACGGAGCGAGCAGCCCGACGGAGCGGATGAGGATTAATAGCAGTGGAACCTGTACGATTAGTAACTCTAGTTATCTGCAACCTGCAACAGACAACGCCGTATATCTAGGCGGAGGAACAAATCTTCGATGGATTGCTGTCTACGCTGCAAATGGAACAATCCAGACGTCCGATGCTAGACAAAAGACAGAGATCGTCACTTCATCTCTTGGAGTTGATTTTGTCAAATCTTTGCGCCCTGTTTCCTATAAGTTTATCGTTGGAGGCAACAAGCCAACTGGCGAGACAGACTCCGAAGGAAATTGGATTTATCAAGAAGTTCCAGGTAAGCGGACCCACTGGGGTTTTGTAGCGCAAGAAGTAAAAGAAGCAGTTGATGCTGCTGGCGTTGACTTCGGTGGTTGGATTTTGGATGACCCAAGCAATCCCGATAGTGATCAAGGACTGCGTTATGACCAATTCATTGCACCATTAACAAAGGCACTGCAAGAGGCGCTGGCCAAGATTGAAATCCTTGAGGCCAAAGTTGCAGCCCTTGAGTCCGCGTAGATCCACTCACTAATACAAAGTGGACATTATTCTACATCTTGGCGGTAATTCTGAGCGGGCGCAGACTGCTGCTGCGCTCGCACGAGACCTACCTAATGCCAAGATTGTCGTATCTACTGAAAGCGGAGATTATATGAGGTATTACAAAGATGCCGATATCGATCCAACCAGGATTATTAGCAATCGCGCAGCATGGGATACGGTAACCAATTTCACACATACCTATAAGCTACTAAAAGCATTAGGCTGCACGCGACTTTACGTCGTGACTGATATGTTTCATTGTTATCGGTCAATGCTGATTGCCATTTCCATCTGGGGTAAACGAGTGCCAATTTATATCGTTCCTCATGGCACGTCAGTTTCGCCATCAGACGAAAACTTTGCTGCATTTGATTGCTTCCGCGCCTTACTTTGGCGTTTAACCAGGATTTTGATTTACTGGAAATCTGTGTATGAGGAGAGAAAACCATACTTTGAACCGGAAAAAGGACATTCCTGGATTGAGATTGGCATTTAGTTGTTAAAATAGTTCAGATTCTGTTCGTAGCATGACTGCTGCTAAATCTGCTGCTCCTTCTGCCATTGTCATTTGGAACGTCACCCAACTGGAGCGTGTAGTGAAAGATGGTTGTGTTCTGACGGTGCATTATACCGTTGACGCCAAAGATGATGCCTATGCTGCAGGTGCCTACGGCTCCATCGGCCTGGAGCGCCCTAAATCCGGCATGATTCCGTTCTCTGAACTAACTCCTGAGCTTGTGGTTAGCTGGGTAAAAGATGCTCTTGGTGAAGAAAAAGTGGCAGAAGTGGAAGCCGCTCTGCTGCAGCAACTGTCTGAACAGCGTCAGCCTACCAAGGCTGCTGGTCTTCCCTGGGCTAGCTGAAGATGAGCATACCCCGATGGTTGCAGATATCAATCATCGGGGTAGTACTTACATCTGCCTTACAACTTGTTGGTAATTGGGCCGCATGTTCATTCCTGTACGGCCCTAGATTGTTGCGTCTTCATGCACAGACTGACGGAAAAGTTGTAATTAGTGATTCGTGTGAAGGTGCATCTGATAAAGCAGCGGCAGGTTTATCGGCACTTCTGGCTACATTATTAGGTTTAGCTTCTCAGCCACCACGGCAAGAATAGGCTGAGTAAGTTGAATTAGAATAACAAAATTGAGTTAGGAAACACTGTGGGGTACGTCGGTAATTCTCCAGCACGTGGTCAGTGGCGGAAGTTGACGGATATTTCTGGTAGCTTTAATGGTGCAACAACCACTTTTACGACTTCTGTTCCTCCTGGAACTGCAGAGTATTACGTTACAGCTGGTAGCGCTAATCAGTTAATCATTTCGCTTGGTGGTGTAATCCAAGAGCCAGACATTGATTACACTGTCAGTACTAATAGTATTACATTCACGACAGCACCTGCTGCAGGACTTAGCTTCTTTGGTGTTCTTTGCGGAGATGCGTTAAATACAAATGTGCCTTCCGATGGCTCTATAACCACTGCAAAACTTGCCAGCAATTTATCACTTACCGATCCATCAATTGTCGGTACAATTACAGAAGATATTTTTACGATTACTGATGGTGCAGCATTTGAAATTGATCCTGGCAATGGGTCGATTCAATTGATTACCCTTGGTGCAAGCCGTACACCAAAAGCGACAAATTTTGCTGCCGGTGAATCTGTTACGTTGATGGTGGATGATGGTTCCGCCTTTACATTGACTTGGACCGACGCTACTTTTGGTGGTTCCGGTGTGGTTTGGAAGACAGGTGGCGGTACTGCGCCTACTTTGAATACGACTGGTTATACTGTAATTACTCTCTGGAAAGTAGGCACACAAGTCTACGGTGCACGAGTTGGTGACGCATAATGTTTGCTAGGAAATCATTATCTGCCAGTGCAAGTGCTGCGAAGCTCTACGTTGAGGACGTATTCAGCACCTGGCTGTACACCGGCAACGGCAGCACGCAGACGATCACGAATGGTATTGATCTGAGCGGGAAGGGGGGATTGGTTTGGATTAAAAACCGTAACGGTACAAGTTTTGGCAACGTCGATCATTGCTTGCACGACTCGGCCAGAGGTGTCACCAAGTCACTTGCCTCTAATTTATCGAGTCAAGAGTTTGATCAGACCACGGGCGGTGTCACCGCATTTAACGCAAGCGGTTTTTCATTAGGAAACTACCCAAGATATAACGACAACACCTATACCTACGCCTCCTGGACCTTCCGCAAGGCGGCGAAGTTCTTTGACGTGGTGACTTATACGGGCACCGGCAGCAACCGCACCATCAGCCATAACTTAGGCAGCATCCCTGGCACGATTATCGTCAAGCGCACTGACACTACTGGCGACTGGCAGGTCTATCACCGCAGCCTGGCGAATACCGAATACCTTGTCCTGAACAGTACGGCCGCAAAGGCCACCGGCACAACACGCTGGAACAGCACCACGCCCACTAGCACGGTCTTCAGCCTTGGCACTGATGCCACGGTCAACGCTAGCGGCGGCACCTACGTCGCCTACTTGCTCGCGCACGACGCCGGCGGGTTTGGGGATAGCGGCAGTGAGAGTGTGGTGAAGTGTGGGAGTTATACGGGAACTAGTAGCGCAGGAAATGTAGTTGCACTTGGCTGGGAACCTCAATATGTTTTGATTAAAAATATAACAGGCTCTTGGGGCTGGGCTGTAATTGACACCATGAGAGATTTTTCGCAAACCAACGCAGAGCGCCTGTTCCCACATTCATCTGACGCGTCAGATAGTGGTAACTTTGCAAATCCTACAGCGACAGGTTTTATACTCAACACTAATAATCTTATTATCAATAATTCTGGCGACACCTACATCTACATCGCCATCCGCCGTGGGCCGATGAAGACGCCCACCGATGCGACGAAGGTGTTTGACGTTGACGCTCAAGCAGGAGGCAGCTTTGTCACGACATCATTTCCTGTTGATCTTTCGTTGCTCAAGAGGCGAACCAATGTAGAGACGACGTATGCATTGTCTCGTCTACAGGGAGGAACTCAGTACCTAGAAACTGCTTCTACAAACGCTGAACAGACGGCAGGTGCCAGTCCGGTCATTCGTTTTGACTCCAATGTTGGTGTCGAGGACGACTTCTTTGGCAGTGGGTCAAGTCTTGCCTATTTCAATTTCCGCCGCGCCCCCGGATTCTTCGACGTGGTGGCTTATACGGGCACGGGATCAGCGCAAACGGTGAGTCATAACCTAGGCGTCGTGCCAGAGCTGGTGATCATCAAGGGAAGAAGTCAGTCAACAAACTGGAAAACGTATTATTCGTTTACTTCAACTACCTATAAAGACTTTAACCTGAATAGTACTAGTGCTGCCTCAAACGGGACTTACGGGCCAGGAGGATTTCCAAATTTTGAGTCTTTTTCGACTGCTCCAACTGTTACAACGTTTAGTGTTTCTGCCAACAGTACTGTAATCAATAACAGTGGCACTACCTATATCGCCTACCTCTTCGCCTCCTGCCTTGGCGTCAGTAAGGTCGGCATCTACACCGGCACCGGCACTACCCTGAACATTGACTGCGGCTTTACCAACGGTGCCCGCTTCGTGCTGATCAAACGCACCGATAGCAGCGGTGACTGGTACGTGTGGGATACCGCTCGCGGCATTATCAGCGGCGATGATCCATACTTACTGCTCAATTCCACCGCCGCAGAAGTCACTAACACCGACTACATCGACCCGCTGAGTTCTGGCTTTCAGATCAGCTCTACTGCCCCTGCCGCCATCAATGCTAATGGCGGAACATTTATTTATCTCGCCATAGCCTGATCATGAAATTACGCAATCGTGAAACTGGTGCTGTCATTACAGATCAGCAACTTCGCAACGAAAATCCAAATACCAGCTTCCCAGATGTTTTAGCTGCTACGACGATTGATGAACTTGGCTATGACCCAGTTCTAGAAGGAGCACAACCAACTCTCATCCCTCCTTATCAAACCAGCGTTGAAGATGGCGTTGAAAACATCAACGGTCAGTGGTTTACAAAATATGTAGCCGGACCGATTTTCACTGATTACACCGATGATGAAGGTGTAGTCCACACTGCATCTGAGCAGTATGAGGCGTATTGCTTCGCAAAGGATGCGGAGCAGGCTAAGGTTGTGCGAGCTGATCGCAATCGTCGGCTAGCAGAGTCTGATTGGACTGACCTTCCTAATACTCCAATCGATAAAGAGCCTTGGATTATTTATCGTCAGGCTCTCCGCGATATTACACTGCAGGAAGGATTTCCCTGGGAAGTTGTGTGGCCTGATCAGCCTTGATCTTTTCCTTCAGGGATGATGGTGGCGTGGCCAGTGTATTTCTGATCGCTGGCCCGAATCGCTAAGCCTTTGATAAAAGGCCGACCCTGTTTAGTGAAACTCCGTACGTCCTTTAAGCCGAGCTGATTGCTACAGCAGTCAAGCAGCAGCGCAATGAATCGTTTCTGTCCCACTGGCTTACTGCCGGTATCTTCGCAGTAGCCACAGTAGCTGGCGTAGAGGTGATAATTGCTGTTGCTGTAGCGCTCTGGCGCATCTTTAGAAGCGGGAATTTTCTTGCCAACGGAAGATACAGCCTCTGGCGCGTACACCACTTCAGACTGCATCCATTCGATCAGGTTATTGCTGTTGAGCAGGATTTCATTGCGAACACGGCGCAGCGACGGCACCTTATCGTAAGTATCGAGCAGATATTCACGCATTTCCTGCTCACTCATCTCCAATACCCAGTTCACCAAGCCGGGTAAATAATGCTTCCATAAACCTCTTACGATTCCGTTATCCAGCTTGATCATCTCCTTTGCTTCCGAGTTACGGTCGTAAAGGGGGCGGTTAAATTCAATGGTGAGACGGCGGCGAGTCAGACCAGAAGTGTTATCCGTGGTCTGAATTGGCTCGTTTGCGACAACCATCACCATGCCGGTGTACACAAACGGTTCACCAACGTTCTTATTTTTCTCCTCATAACGGAGGTTGTCACCCCCGGTCAGTGCCTTAAAAATCTGAGCAGAACCGCCATAACGCTCAGAGTCATTGATCAGCGTCAGCCGCTTACCTTTGATGGAAGCCACTTCAAATCGGCTCTGCTCCAACTGGTTCAGGGTTGTGCTGGCGTAGTTCCCATTACCTACGAGAGCGCAGCAGAGATTCGCGAAGGTGGATTTACCACGCCCACCAGGGCCGATGATCTCCATGAATCGCTGGATTTCGTGGCCTTGACCCATCAGGCACGCTCGCAACCAAGCCCGCAGCACCTGAACACGCTCTTCATCACCAAACTGAGTCCGTTTTAGCCAATCGATGATCGGACCAGGATCAGCACTGGAATCGTATTCAAAATCAAGCCCCCAGGTAATGAAATGTTCACGGCTATGCTCCAGGAATTCGCCTGTGCTGACCTCTAATACGCCATTGCGGAAGGCGAGTTTATCATCGTCCTTATCCCAGGTGGTGTGGACAATGTAACCCTGGGTCAGGTTGACAACATCATTAATCAGGTGAGAAGTAAAACCACCTGGGGTAGGAATTGCTTTTTCATGGATGAACAGATCCTGAACAAAGTATTTGTACTCTTGCGGATGCTCCTCTCGCTTCCAAATGCCACGGCTTTCGCTGTAGGAAAAATACGTTGAGAATTTAGGATCGTACTTCCAACCGCACATATCCACCATCCCGGCTACAATCTCAGCCAGTTCAGATGCTGGTGGAGTCTTAGGCTTCCCCTTACCCTTCAGGGCTTTACGGGCTTCCTCCTCCATTTCTTCATCAGGATCGCCCATGGTGCGGCGTACGGCACGTTGCAGTGCACCGCCGAATATGGGCATATCATCTTCGTCATCACCGAAGAGTTCCCGTGCTTGTTGAGCCAGGACTTCCGGTGATTCGACAACGAAGCCACCTAATTCTAGGAAGCCATCTTCTTTTGCTTTGGCGCGAAGTGAATGCAGACCACGGGCACCTTCAGGGCTAGGACCACCAGGCAGCCGCTCAAAGGTAGCCCATTTTTGCTCACAAGCGCCTGTTTCAAAATTATCAACCTGGGCAGACCATTCAATCCAGGCGCCTAACAGGCTGTCATCAACCTGATGCAGGCACATGCCGATGGCAAGCCATTCTTCATAGTCGATGGCTCGCTCAAGGCTGAGGTGATCTAAATAGATCTGCGCTTCTTGGATCGCATCTTCAATCTGAAACCGCGACCCTTCTTCATAATGGAGGTTAATCTGCTGAGTAACGACCCCGCTGGAAACTGGTTTGCGGTATTTATTCGTCGGGAAGGCTTTCGCAATCGCCTGGTAGAGCCACTCTGGAATTTCCGGAGGATTCTTGGCAAATTCAAATCCACCGTGCGACGTGGTGAAATAACCTTCCGTATCAGGGTGAGCGCCCATGATGGCACCCTGCCGGGAGCGGAAGAGGATTTCAAATGACGGGATACCGATCTTGATTGTGGCACGATCAGGAAGTAGCGACAGCTTGGAGGCTGGGACGCTGTAAAGCATCCGTTGCCGCCCTGGTTTTCCTGACGAAATCGTTAATGTCTGGGGGAAGATAACGTCAAGCGGACCACCCGCTAACTCTTCCAGGGCTGGGATTGCATCTGGGCCATCGATATCTGCCCAGATCAAACCACCTTCATTGCTCCACTGTCCGGTCATTAGACCAATACCAGTGGCGCGACCTTGTTCTAACTCTTCGCGGATTTGTTCGATGCTGTATGGATTTTTCGTCCATCCAGCGACATAAGCTTTTTTCTCCTTGAGCGGGGTGAGCGCCCAGTCAGGAGGGATCATGGCCAGGTCGATCTGCCCAGGCTTGAGGTGCTTACGGGGTGGTTGGGGCTCTGGGGCAGCGGTCGGCACGGTCCTTTATTTCAGTCGTTTTGGGTGTGCGCCAGCTAGAGGATAGCCCGATGGACCGGGAACTGTAACCCCCAAATCTGGAGCAAATGTGTGTCTTTTTACCGTACGGTGCATTCATCCGCACGGGGCAGTCTCACTATGAGTCCGTTGAGTCGCCATCAATGACTTCAAAATCAATCTCCTTCGCCTTCTCGGCTGGCAGGATCTCACCGTAATACTTAGCCACAGCATCCAGCCACTTATCTTTGTACTTCTGGATGGTCCCACCCTGCACAGCAAACACCTGGGAGCGGTCCCGTGTTGCCACGAAGATCATCAGGATTTCGGGCACAATGTTAACGGTATGCTCCAGGGCTAAAGCATAAGCACCCATCTGCATCATGCACTTCTGATATTTCATGAAACCAGCACGCCGCATTGCATACTCGTTTTTAGGCGTTTCAGGCCCTGGCCATTTGGCGTAATACGGTCCATTACTGGTCTTCAGGTCACCAAGAACTACTTTATTTTTGTACTCTGCAACGATGTCAGGAGCGCCAGCCCAACCCCAAGTTTCACTTTCATGTACTCCTGGGTGCCAAACCCTACTAATGCCATCTCCCCCTTTGCACCAAGGGAACGCATCGTTGACTGGGTTTTCTGCCCAGATCACGCGACCCAGCTTGTCAAGGTTTTCAGGTAGACCGCCCCAGAACTGAGCAATCTCTTCGTCGTCAATGACAGGATTTTTGTCGATACCCAGCAGGTATTCTTCCATTAGGGAGTGGACTTTTGTACCCCTGGCAGCAGCAGCCTCACGGCCACCCGGATTTTTCTTCGCCCATCGCTCCAGTGCGGCCTTATTACCACCTGTTGCAGATAGAATCGTGGTTACAGAAGGAAGTGCACCGTAAGGAGTCTTGTAATGGCGTGACCCGTTAATCGTTAAACGGGTGTCTCCCTCTGAGCGATAATCCACGAACTGCTCATACGATGCAGTCCGAGAGTAACTTGTATAAACTTTGCGCTCTACTTCTTCCGTCGCCAGAACTGCAG